AGATTTGATGACTTCTTCAGGAGAGTCTATGCGGATATTGATAACGAAGGAATGTGTGGCAATTACGAAGGCGAAACAGCTCAGATGATGGCGCGCGCATTCAAAGAATCGAGGTGCCTGGACTATGAGAAAACTCGTTGATGCACCCAGGAAAAAGAAGCAGTGGACCGAGAAAGAGGAAGCCTACCTGCAGGATAAATGGGGCACGGTCTCCATCAAAGGACTGTCCAAGGCTCTCGGCCGCTCAGAGAACGCAATCATCGTCAGAGCACAGCGGCTCGGATGCGGCGCACACCTGGCCGGAGATACAAGGATATCCCTGAACCAGCTCATGCTTGCAATCTACGGAAAGAACATGCTCGGCTACACCAGCGACAGGCTGATCCGGTACGGACTGCCGGTCAAATGGCACGTAGTGAAGAAGAACCGGTTCAGGGTGATCGACATCGATGCATTCTGGAAATGGGCCGAGGATAACAAGAGCATCCTAGACTTCTCCCGGTTCGAGAAATACGGTCTCGGAGCAGAACCAGACTGGGTGGATGTGAAACGCAAGGCGGATTATAAAAAGCTGCAGCTTCACGGCCAGCACAACGCAGCATGGACGAAGACGGAAGACGACAAGCTCCGGTACCTACTCAGCAAAGGGACATATACATACAGCGACCTGGCAGCAGAGCTGAGACATTCGGAAGGAGCCATCAAGCGCAGGATCCTAGACCTTGGAATCAATAAGAAGCCCGTGCGGTGCCCCCCCCCGAAAATGGACGGAGGACGAGGTGGAAACCTTGTGCCGCATGGTAGACGAAGGCTACGATTTCACACTGATCGCAGAGAAGCTGAACCGGACAGCGCTGGCCACGCGTGGAAAATACGAGCGGCTGCAGAATCCGGAATATAACAAACGATACAACCGCGGGCAGAATGAGGACTACGAATACCAGGGAATCAGAAGCATAAGCGGAAAAGACATCCTGAAAGACAGAGAGCTGATGGATGGCGCCGAGTTCCAGGAGCTGGAGCCGGTAGCAAATAAGTGAAGGAGGAAAGTAAATGGCAGCCAACACAAATAAAGGCTTCGGCCTTTTATTTGAAATGGGATGCGGCAAGACCAGAACTGCGATCGCCATCGCAGGAGCCGCATATGAAAAAGGCGCGATCCAGAGAGTCCTGGTAATCGCACCAACGTCCGTCGTGTCGGTCTGGCCAAAAGAGATCGCAGAGGTCGCAGACTTCAAAGTGACCTGCAAAGCGCTCCTGGGAACGAAGCAACAAAGGATCCGAATGATTGAAGACCTGCAGGCGTTCCCGTTCAAAGCGCTCAAGGTCGCCGTGATCAACTACGAATCAACCTGGAGAGATGGACTGTTTGAGAAGCTCCAGGAGTACGACGCTGACCTGATTATATGCGATGAGAGCCAGCGAATCAAGACACACGACGCAGAGCAGAGCAAAGCAATACATAAGTTAGGAGACCAGGCAAGGTACAAGCTCATCCTCTCCGGAACACCGGTACAGAATGATGCAATCGACATATGGAGTCAGTACCGGTTCCTGGACGCTTCGATCTTCGGCCGGAACTTCTATCAATTCAGAAACCGGTACGCGATCATGGGAGGATTCAACCGGAAGCAGATCGTCGGATACAAAGACCTGGACGGTCTGATCCGAAAAGAGCACTCGATCGCATTCAGAATCACGAAGGAAGAAGCAATCGACCTGCCGGAGCAGACGTTCATCAAGAGGAAGGTCCAGCTCGGCAAAAAGGAAAAAGACC